CATAACGTTCAAGACGGACAAATCGTCCAGGTCCTTTATAACTACTAAGTTTGATTAATAACGCTAAATACAGTATAATCTTGTAAAGAGAGGTATACTATGCGCGATCTATTGAAATTATTAGAATCAATTGAAAATGAAAGCAGAATGTCTGATATAGATATTGATGCACAAGAAAACTCAAGAGAAGACTTTATTAACATGCACTCTGGTAAATTAGGTGGCGATGAAGCAGCAGGCAAATTTTGGGACGAATCCAAAGAAGCAAATGAATCTGTAACAGAAATGTCTGATCTCGAAGAACAAACCTTTAATGGTGAAGAGTTCTTTGAGTACTACGGCTACCTGCCTTGGCACGAAGATGTTCCTGTAGAAGAAGCAGAATATCAAGGACGCAAAGTTTCACTTGGCAAGCCAACTAGAGGTGATGTCAAAAAGTTTAAAGTGTACGTAAGAGATCCCAAAACTAAAAACATTAAGAAAGTAAATTTTGGTGATCCTAATATGCGTATTAAGAAGTCTAACCCAAAGAGACGTAAAAGTTTCCGTGCTAGACATAATTGTTCAAACCCAGGACCACGTACCAAAGCACGTTACTGGTCATGTAGGAAATGGTAATATGTTATTAAAAGAACTTTTCTCTCCTATCGGTGCACCAAATGATCAAGAGAATGATATCAACTGGCACGAAGATTTAAAAGTCTTCATCGATAACGATAATGAAGTGATGTCTAATGTGTTGTTCCCAGCAATCAAAAAACATGAAAAATATAGAGGTCATCCAGATGCTTATAAACTTTATATTAAGCCTGTAGAAAGTTGCTGTGATATGTATTGTAAAAAGTTTGACGTTCAAAAGCCGGAAGAAAAGTTTTCTAGAGGAAACATGATATCATTAGCAAGACAAATTGCCAAAGAACAAGAGCTGCATTTAGAGAACGGCGACTATGAGAATTAACGAAATATTTTTAACTGAAGATGACGGTGACAAGCATATGACATTTTGCTTTGGTAGATTCAATCCACCAACGCTAGGTCATAAACAAGTTTTTAAGGCAATGAAAAAGACTGGTGGTGAAATGGAGATATACACTAGTCAGACGCAAGATGCAAAAAAGAATCCTTTAGATTATTCAACCAAAGTAAGTTTTATTAGAAATATACATCCTGAGTTTGCAAACAATGTTGTAGAAAATACAGACATGAATACACTACCTAAGATATGTAGTTCACTTCACGAAAGAGGATTTAATCATATAACGTTTGTTGCAGGTAGCGATAGACTTGACATGATGTCAAAACTTATAAAAGATTATAATGGTGTCGAAGGTAAAGGACACGGTTACTATAAATTTGAAACAATGAATTTTAACTCCAGTGGACAGCGTGAAGACGGTTCCGATGGCGTTGAAGGTATTAGTGGTACAATGGCTAGAGCCGATGCTGCTAACGGAGATATAAACAAATTTGCACAACATACCGGTGCAGGAGAACATGCAGATGCATTATATGCTGCGGTTAGAAAAGGTATGGGGATCAATGATAACACAGGGGAAAATGATGAATAAAGAATCAGCATATGAAACACCACAGGGAGCGAAACTATCTAGAATTGGTAGGATCCTTATGGACAAGGCTGTCACTACTAAAGATGATGCATTGTCATTAGTGCTTTCAAGAGTAGGTGACGAATTAACACGTTACGGCGAAGTAGGTGGAGCTCGTAATATTGAAGACTTAGTTAAACGTTGTAAACTGCCACAAGAAAAAATAATGAAGTTAATGAAATGGGCAGACACTCAAAAAGACGTTTTAGATAAAGTTAAAAATCCACCGATGAATCCAGACATGGATAAGCCAGGACATGAAGAGCCAGAAGAATCAATATGTCCAGAGTGTGCTAAACCAAAATTTGTAATGATGCCAGAAAGCATTAGACAACAGTATGAAAGTGTCAATGAAGCAAAGCAAAAAGGTGTTGACGGCAAAGTATGTTGGAAAGGCTACAAGCGTATGGGTACTAAGAAAAAAGGTGGCAAGACTGTAGACAACTGCGTTAAGATGTAATGACTGAGTTAGACGATATTGTTAGACTTGCCGGTATAAATGAATTCAAAGGATACACTCCTTGGGAAGGCAGCAATATTAGTATTAGTGGAAATGAAAAGGGAGAACTAATGAAAAAGCATAAGATTGAACCAGGAACCCCTGAATGGTTTAAGTTATGGTTTTCATTACCTAAGTTTACTGGTGAGAAACCGATATGAGATCATTCGAGTTTGAAGGATTCAAAAGTGATGCACAACGTAAAGCTGCATTCGCAAGTGGATATAAGCCCAAAGGTACAAAGAAAAAATCTGAAGGGTATGCTGATGATCAAAGAGAAAAAACACAACGCCAATTAGCTGCACATGAAAAAGCAATGATAAAGTCAGCTAAAAAGTCTATTGAAAAATACGAGAAGAACAAAAATAAAAACGAAGAAGCAGCAGGTGTTGGTATTGTAACTAAGCAAAATGCTACAGTAGATGTTCCCGTTGGCGGCGAGTATCAAAACGTTAAAAAATTATTCCCCAAGAAAAAGAAAAAAACTAAAGAAGATAATGTACAAGAACTTGTTGTAAAACAACAACGTCCTAAAATTGATGTTATTAATAACATAGCAACGAGAAAAGATAATAATCCTTTTCCATTAAGTTATAAAGATACAGGCGGTGCAAGTTCAGGCGGCATGGTATACATTACTCCAGAGAACGCTAAAAAGTTTATACAGTTTTATGATAGACGTGCAGAAGACGAACAGCAACTAATGCTACAAGCACTAAAAAGTGTTTCAGGCTTAAAAAACTTGTTTACTAATATTGGCCTTGAAGTTGCAAAGATTGAAACATCAAAAGAAGAACAATACACAAGAGAAGAATTACCCCAAATTAAAAATAAACATTTAGATAAAATTAGACATACTGTAGAAACAATTGAAATTGGTGATCTTATTCCAGTACAAGAACAATTTATATTTGAAAACTTTAAAAAGCAGATCGATTCATTAACTGAAGGAAACTATAAACCTATTATAGTAGACTGTAATAACAAAATTATCAACGGACATCACAGATACGCTGCATTACAAATGCTTGGCGAAACTAATATTAAGGTTGCTAAACTGTTTTTAACTGTGAATGCAGTAGTTGAAAACTTTGCTGATGGTAAAAAGAAAGGCAAGAGCAGACCAGGACGTGTTAAAAAATCTGGTGCTAGTTGTAATGGTAGTGTAAGTGAGCTACGTAAAAAAGCAAAGAATGCAGGTGGTGAAAAAGGTAGAATGTATCACTGGTGTGCTAATATGAAATCAGGTCGAAAAAAGGGTAAATAGTAATATGAAACTTAATGAATTATTCAATGCCATTGAACTAAACAAGAAGAAAATGGAATCTGCTACAGCAGGTGCTACAGCTTCTGGCAATATAGCAACTGTCGTAAGTCCACAACTTGCTATTGGTAAAGGTTCTATTGGCAATAAAAGTTATACAGGTTCACCAGGAAGAAGCGGCACATCTGCTCCTAAAGTACCCAAAATAGTGCAAAAGAAGAAGAAAAATGGTACAGCAGTTAATGCACTAGATATGAAGGGAAACATTTTTGGCGGCGGCAACGCACTAAAGAGATAAATATTAATATGGAAAAGAAGCCCGATCATGAAGCCGAAATGGCTAAAGCTGAATTAGCAAACTGTGCTAAGAATGCCGTTGCGCTATATAAAATGATTGAGCCGGGAGACGAATTACAAGGTTGGATCAGTAGTTATATTACTTTATCTAACGATTATTTAACTTCTGTTCGTGAGAGAATGGAATACGAGATTCAAGCAGATAATGCTATGAATAAAGGAGAACGAGAATACGAAGCTGGGACTTGCGAAAGTATTCGAGATAAACTAACATCAGAGTGGGAGCTCTTAAAAGGATAGCATCATGGACATTAGAAATATATTAAATATAATTCCCAAAGAGGAATTAAAAAATTCAAATACATTTGACGGTACTCTAGAAAGTATAGCAAGAGTAGCAGGTGTTGATTATAAACCAAAAGTAGTTACATTCGAAGGTTACACTGATGACGAAGTTAGAGAACTTTGCCATTCAAAAGACCATGACTGTGCAACAACAGTTAACCATCCAATATATGGTAAAGGTAAACCAGTTTACGAAAGTCATGCTATTCCAGATGACAAAGGTAATGTTGAATGGTACGATGTACAATTTAAACACGGTGTAGAAAGAAAAGTTCCAGCAGCAGATATGGAAATTGTTACACTAGAAGAACACGGTGCTGCTAAACCTAAAAAGAAAAAAGCCAAAGAAGATGCAAAAGCTAAAAAAGATTCTAAGTCCAAAGAAGTTAAAGAGTCTGAAGTAGAAAAAACTGTAAACGAAGAGCTATCCGAAAAAGACAAAGATACAGAATTTGCACGTTGGTTAAAGAAAACTCATAACAAAGATGTTGAGAGTTTAAAAGGCAACGAGTACGTTGATGCATCAAAAGAGTTCCAAGCATCTAAAAAGAAAGAAGAGTCATTTAAAGCTAAGTTTGATGACATGGTTGCTGAAGCAGGTAAGCCAGACTTTTTAGACTTAGACAAAGACGGTGACAAAAAAGAGCCAATGAAGAAAGCTGCTAAAGATGCTAAAGGCGGCAAGAAGTCAGGCAAAAAAGAAATGTCAGATAAGCAAAAGAAATTCTTCGGCAAAAAGAAAGAGTCAGTTGAAGAAGCTGCAGAAGTAATTACAGCAGAAAAAATGCCTAAGAAGAAAGACATTTTAATGATGTGCAGCAAAGGTATGAAAGTAAATGAAATTTGCAAGAAATATCCAAACTGTGATCAAAAGAAATTAAAAGAGATGTGCGAAGCATGTATGTCTGAAGTTAAAGCAAAGAAAACTAACGAGTCAGTTAACGAAGCAAAAGACGGCAAGATGCCATCCAAAGCACACATAAAGAAAATGTGTAAAGACGGTAAGTCTAAAGCAGAAATTTGCAAAATGCATCCAGACTGTGATCAGCCTAAACTTAAAGCAATGATTGATGACTGCAAAAAAGAAATGAAAGAATCAGTTAACGAGTCAGTTGAAGTTATTAAAGATCCTTCAAACATGTCATTTGTTGAAATGCTAAAACTTGTAAAAGAAAGCGGTGGACAACAGCAAATTGATCCAGTTGACGAAACACTTTGGAACTGGGCTCAAAGAGTTGCTACTTCAAAAGTTGAAGAGTCAGAAAAAGCAGAAATTTTTGCAGGATTAATTTACGAACGTAACGGTGGACATTTTGAAATGTATGACGTTATGGACGAAGACGGACTTACTGAGTCAAAAAAAAAGGACTAAGTGAAGCCAAGATGTGTTCAGATGATTGTTGCGGTTCAGACGTAACACAAGCAGACTGCACTTGCAAACCGACTTGTAAGCATTGTGATTGTAATGCAAAATAAGTAAACAGATTTAACCAAAATTGAACTAAAGCCAGTTATTAACTTGACTGGCTTTTTTTATGACTATATAATAGTACTTCAACCAGGAGAATAATTTATGTCAAAAATGTACGGGCCAGAAGAGAAGGCTAAACTAGAGAGATTAATCAAAGAAGGATCAAATGTTCTACGTGAAGTAGAGGATCTTAATGAAGGTCTTAAAGACACTGTGAAAGCAGTAGCAGAAGAACTACAGATTAAACCATCAGTAATTAACAAAGCAATTAAAATTGCACACAAAGACGATTGGGCTAAACACTTAGAAGAGTGGGAAGACATCGAAGGAATCTTAGGTATCACTAACAATCTACCTGCTGGTAACACCGGGGGTGAGTAATTGGAAAAGATTAGAAACTTTTGGATAGACAGTTATACGTCTGACAAAACAGCATTTGGCTTTGAGCTAATTAGTTTTATCTTTACCGTGACAGCCAGTTTATCATTGGCACTAAATGCAAGAGATCCTAACATGGCGTTTATATACCCATTTTTCTTTGTAGGTAGTATAACACAGTGCTATGCTTCAGTAAGACGTGGTGCTGCATGGGTTATGCTACTTACAGGATACTTTGCATGTGTTAACGTGTTTGGCTATCTTATTGCAATTAATATTATTTAATACTTGACATCTAGTCGCAAATATCATATAATACATGTATGATATTAAATTCAGACATATTCTTAAAATGGACTGCTACCGTTATTCTTATAATCGGTACAGGAGTTAATGCTTTAGGGTTTTATCCTGCAGGACCTATGATATTGGTCATTGGCAGTTTCATTTGGTTAATTGTCAGTTGTATGTGGAACGAGCCTGCACTAATTGTAACCAACCTTGTGTTGTGTGTAGTTGGAGCAGCCGGTTTGCTATACTCACTATAATGAGAAAGATAAGTATTAATGAAGAAGGTAACCGCAGGCCATAAACTGCTTATTAGGTACTTGTCAGCCAAAAGTGACATACAGGAGAAAACATGAGTTACGTAGACGCTTTCTATGACCGAGGGCAAGACACTATCAACGTTGTTGAACGTGATGAAAAAGGCAAACGCCACTATCGAGAATACAATCCAAGACATATTTTTTACTACGAAGACCAAAGAGGAAAATACAAATCCATCTATGGTAAACCTCTATCAAGAGTAACTTGTAAAAACATCAAAGAACTTCGTAAAGAACTTGCTATTCACAGCAATAGAAAACTTTATGAGAGCGACATCAATCCTATTTACAGAATGCTTGAGGACAACTATCTCAATCAAGACGCACCTAAACTTAACGTAGCGTTCTTTGATATTGAGGTTGACTTTGATCCTGAGCGTGGGTATGCATCACCTGAAGATGCGTTTATGCCTATTACTTCTATTGCTGTATATTTGCAATGGATGGAAACAATGGTATGTTTTGCTATTCCACCTAAAACACTTTCTATGGAAGAAGCAAAGAAAACTATCGAAGGTATCGATAATGTTATGTTGTTTGAAAAAGAAAGCCAAATGCTTGACGCATTTTTAGATCTTATACAAGATGCAGATGTGCTAAGTGGTTGGAACAGCGAAGGCTTTGATATTCCGTACACAGTTAATAGAATTACAAAAACATTAAGCAAAGAAGATACAAAGAGATTGTGTCTTTGGAATCAGTATCCTAGAAAACGTGAGTATGAAAAGTTTGGTAAAACATCTGTTACCTACGACTTAATTGGTAGAGTGCATATTGACTCATTAGAACTGTATAGAAAATATAACTATGAAGAACGTCATACATATAGACTTGACGCTATTGGCGAACTAGAAATAGGCGAAACTAAAACAGTATATGAAGGATCTCTTGATGCACTTTATAACAATGACTTTAGAACATTTATTGAATATAACATTCAAGATACTGCACTACTAGACAAACTAGATAAAAAACTTAAATTTATTGATCTTGCTAATACAGTTGCACATGAGAACACAGTTCTTATTCAAACTACTATGGGTGCTGTTGCTGTTACAGAGCAAGGTATTATTAATGAAGCACACAGACGTGGATTTATTGTTCCTAATAGAGTACGCAGAGAGCCAGGTAGTGAGCCTGCCGCAGGTGCTTATGTTGCTTATCCTAAGAAAGGTATTCATGAATGGATCGGTAGTGTTGACTTGAATTCACTGTATCCATCTGTTATTAGAGCATTGAACATGGGTCCTGAGACAATTGTAGGACAACTAAGACAAGACGGAACAAAAGCACGTATTGAAGGCGAACTAGCAAAAGGTAAAAGTTTTGCAAATGCTTGGGAAGGACAATTTGGTTCTGTTGAGTTTGACTCTGTTATGGAACGTGAAGTAGGTAGACAAATTACTATTGACTGGGAAGATAGCGATAATAGCGATACAATTAGTGCGGCACAAGTATATGATTTGATCTTTGAAAGCAACCAACCTTGGATGCTAAGTGCTAATGGCACAATCTTTACATATGAAAAAGAAGGCGTTATTCCTGGACTGCTAAAACGTTGGTATAAAGAACGTAAAGAAATGCAAGGAAAGATGCGTGATGCAATTAAAGCAAAAAATCCTATTGAAGAAGAGTATTGGGCAAAAAGGCAACTTGTTAAAAAGATTCTACTTAATAGTTTATATGGTGCTATTCTTAATCCAGGTTGTAGATTCTTTGATAACCGTATTGGACAATCAACTACACTTACAGGTAGACAAATTGTTAAGCACATGAGTGCAAAGGTTAATGAAATTATTACAGGTGAATACAGCCATACAGGTAAAGCAATTGTATATGGTGATACTGATTCTTCTTACTTTAGTGCATACAGTACATTGAAAGATGAGATTAACAAAGGTAACATTCCTTGGGATAAAGATAGTGTTATGGCTTTGTATGATCAGATATGTGATGAAGCAAACACAACGTTCCCTAAGTTTATGGTTGATACTTTCCATTGTCCTAAAAGCAGGTCAGATGTTATTGCGGCAGCAAGAGAGATTGTTGCGACTAAAGGACTATTCATTACAAAGAAAAGATATGCAGTTCTTTACTATGACGTTGAAGGTAAGCGTACAGACGTAGACGGCAAAGCAGGTAAAATTAAAGCAATGGGCTTAGACTTAAAACGTTCAGATACTCCTGTTGTGATTCAGGACTTCTTGAGTCAAGTACTTGAAAAAGTACTAGCAGGCAAAGAGCAACAAGAAGTGCTAGACTACATTACAGAATTTAGGACTGAATTTAAAACAAGGCCAGGTTGGGAGAAAGGTTCTCCTAAACGTGCAAACAAAATTACTGAATACGGTAATAAAGAAAAGAAACAAGGCAAAGCGAACATGCCTGGACATGTTCGAGCAAGTATTAATTGGAATACACTGAAGCGTATGGAAGACGACAAGTATTCAGTAACTATTACAGATGGTGCGAAAGTGATCGTTTGTAAAGTTAAAGACAACCCTATGGGATTCACAAGTGTTGCGTATCCTGTAGATGAATTACGTTTACCAGAATGGTTTAAAAAGCTGCCTTTCAACGATGCTGAGATGGAAAATTCAGTAATTG